CAGCCCAGCCATGACCGTGTTGCCGGACATCAAGATGATCAATGAGATGAGCAAGACCGTGATGCGGGCTGCCCATAAGATTGTCGATCCACCCCTGCTGCTGCAGGAAGATGGCGTGCTGCAGGCGTTTAACACTCGGCCAGGCGCATTGAACTACGGTGGCGTGAACGAGCGCGGTGAGCAGATGGTGCGTCCGCTTGAGACCGGAGCGCGTGTTGACATTGGCATGGACATGATGGAGCAGCGCCGCAAGGTTATCAATGACGCATTTTTGATTACCCTGTTCCAGATCCTGGTAGAAGCGCCCAACATGACAGCAACAGAGGCCATGCTCCGCGCCCAGGAAAAGGGTGCGTTGCTTGCGCCCACGATGGGCCGCCAGCAGTCTGAGATGCTTGGCCCAATGATTGAGCGGGAACTGGACATCCTGGCACGGGCTGGCATTTTGCCTGCTATGCCGGAGGCGCTGGCTGAGATGGGTGGCGAGATTGAAATTGAGTATGTGTCACCATTAAACCGGGCGCAGCGTGCCGAAGAAGGCGTGGCGATTCTGCGTACCTTGGAGGCCGTTGCACCATTGGCCCAGATTGATCCGTCCGTGATGATGATCTTCAAGCCAGAAGAGATTGCCCGTGAGTTGAGCGAGATCAATGGCGTACCGGCCAAGATCCTGCGGACGAAGGAAGAGATTGATGCCATGAAGGAAGCCCAGGCCGAAGAATCCCAGGCGCAGCAGTTACTGGCCGCAGCGCCGGTGCTGTCGCAATCGGCTAAGACCTTGGCTGAAACCCAGGCAATGTCTGGTCAAGTACCTGCGCCGCTGCCCATATGATCGAAAAGTTACTGGCACGGATAAGGAAAAGAAAGTACGCCTACCGCCGGATGTTTTTGGCTGAGAGTGGCGAATTAAGCCCGGATGGTGAGATTGTCCTGGCTGATCTCAAGAAATTCTGCAGGGCCACCGCATCCACGGTGGTCGTGTCACCCGTTTCGCGTTCAGTTGATCCAATTGCCACGGCTATGGCCGAAGGCAGGCGGGAAGTCTGGCTGCGAATAATGGCCCATCTCCACCTGGAGGATCGGGCAGTCATCAACCTAGAGGAAAACGAGGAATAACATGGATCAAGGTACAGGGTCAGCACCCGCTGGCAACCCTGCAGGCACAGCGCCCGCAGGCGAAGGCGCTCAAGCCAATGGTCAACAGCAGGCATGGTACGGGGGCTACGCAGAGGACATTAGAGGATTTGTAGAAAACAAGGGCTGGAAAGATCCGTCAGACGCAATCACCGGGTACATTAACCTGGAGAAATTTCTTGGCGCTGACAAGGCTGGGCGCGGCCTGGTGCTGCCAAAGGATGATGCGGCAGCCGATGAGTGGGGCCAGGTCTATGACCGGCTAGGCAGGCCAAAAAGCCCGGATGAATACAAGTTGCCCGTGCCGGAAGGTGACACCGGGGAGTTTGCCAAGATGGCCGCAGGCGAATTTCACAAGTTGGGTCTCAACGCAAAGCAGGCCCAGGGTCTGGCTGAGTGGTGGAATTCCCAGCAGCAGATGATGATGAGCAGCCAGCAAGAGGAAAGCGCTGTCAACGCAGAGGCTGAGTTGATGACATTGCGCCAGGAATGGGGCAAGGATTATGACCTGAACATTGAGGCTGGCCGCCGCGCTGCCCGGCAGTTTGGCGTAGAGCAGGACATGCTGGAAAAGATGGAAGGCGCACTAGGAACTAAGCAGATGCTGCAGTTTTTTGCCAAGATTGGCCGTGGCATGGGCGAGGATTCGTTTGTGGATGGCGCTGGGGCTGGCCGGTTTGGCATGTCACCAGAGGCTGCCCGTGTACGCATTGGTCAGTTAAAACAAGATCCGGGCTGGACAGCCAAGTACCTGGGTGGCGATGCTGATGCCAGGGCAGAAATGGAGCGTTTAATGCGTGCTGGGTATCCAGGATGATGGATATTGCACAAATTAGGCTAGAGTGTTTAAAATTAGCGCATCGGTCTGATCTGCCACCCAATGAGGTGGTAGGTCGGGCGGTACTGTACGAACAGTATGTCGTGCAGCGGGAGCAAGTAATACCAGAGAACCGCACTCCCAAGCGGCCTGGTGGGCAGGCGGGAAAGACCGCCGAGCGTTAAACCGGCTTTAATGGTTAGAACGGCCCCAGAATTTTGGACAAGCCTTTTGCAAATGGTTGTTTTTTCTTTTAACTTTTTGTGGAGGACTTGAATCATGTCATTCAATGTCACTACGCACTTTGTCCAACAATATACGACAAATGTGCAATTGTTGTTGCAGCAAAAGGGTTCCAAGTTGCGCGGCACGGTAAGCACCGGATCTTATTCTGGTAAGGCTGCCAAGGCTGTCGAGCAGGTTGGTGCAGTTAACGCGCAAAAGCGCACGCAGCGTCACGGCGATACGCCGCTGATTTCTACTCCCTCGGATGCCCGCTGGATTTATCCCGTGGACTATGAGTGGGCAGACCTGATCGATGACCAGGATAAACTGCGTATGCTGATTGATCCCCAATCGTCCTATGCTCAGAACGGCGCTTATGCGCTTGGCCGTGCAATGGATGACGAGATCATTGCAGCATTCTTTGGCACAGCCAAGACCGGCGAAAACGGTTCTACCAACACAGCATTTGCTACTGCTACTCAGCAAATTACCGTGTCTACTGGTTCTACCGGCGCTACTGGTCTGAACATTGCCAAGTTGCGTGAAGCCAAAAAGATCCTCATGGAAAACGAAGTGGATATTGACAATGAGCAGTTGTTTTGCGTCATTACCGCCGAGCAGCATGATGATTTGTTAAACGAAGCACAGGCTATTTCGCTCGACTACAACACCCGTCCGGTGCTTGTAGATGGACGCATCACAGCGTTCATGGGCTTTAACTTTGTGCATTGTGAGCGCCTTGGTGTAGACGCTTCATCGTATCGCCGTGTTCCGGTGTATGCGAAGAGCGGCGTACATCTTGGTATGTGGAACGACATCAACACTCAGATCTCTGAGCGTGCAGACAAGGGTTACTCGACACAGGTTTACTGTAAGGGTACTTTTGGCGCTACTCGCACCGAAGAGAAAAAAGTTGTTGAGATTCTTTGCCAAGAGTAAAGGGGATAAATCATGGCTAACACTTACGCTAACGAAGTATCTACCCTTTATGACACCCCCGCTGGCTTTGCCAATGGTGGAGTTGTCGGTGGCCGTATTCGCCGTTTCCGTGCATCGTTTACCCTGAATTCTCAGGCATCCGGTGACACGATTACCCTGGCGAAGATCCCTGCAGGTTATGCATTTGCATATGGCATCATCAATGCATCTGCTACCCTTGGGGCATCGGCTACTGTTGCGATTGGTACAGCAGCAAGCACCGGAAAGTACCGGGCTGCAGCAGTCTTTACGGCTGCCGCTCCCACGCTTTTTGGTGTTTCAACGGCTGCAGACGATGACGCATTGACAGCAGAAGAGACTGTGATCCTCACAATCGCTGTTGCTGCCCTGCCATCATCTGGTACGGCTGTTGTTGATCTGTATTTCAGCGCACCTTAATCGGTGAAAGACGGGGGGCGAAAGCCCCCTGTCACTATTAGGAGAGCAAAATGGCATCACGCTACTACGCATTGGACATTGGTGACAACATGACTGAAGTTGCCGAAGGATCGTCCAGCCAAACTAAAACCGTTGAGATTGCAATTGATCTGGCCGATAACGCAAATCGGAACCAGGTTCTTGAGTGCATCGAAAACATTAAGAACTACATCCTGCAAGACGCTTGGCCTCCGGCATAAGGATAGGTCATGGCATCACAGGTTGAGATTGCCAACAGGGCGCTGACCAAGTTGGGCGCTGCCCGCATCATCTCTTTTGATGATGACAATAAGCAGGCCCGCGCAGTCAAGTCAATGTTTGAGATTGTCCGCGATTCTGAATTGCGGGCGCATCTTTGGTCGTTTTCTGTCAAGCGCACAAGTCTGGCCGCTCTGACCACCACTCCAACATGGGGGTTTGATTATGAGTACCAAGTACCTGCAGACTATCTCCGCCTGGTGCAAGTCAATGATGTCTACCCTGGCCCAAGCCTGGACGATTACCGTAATGCCAGCGTTGCAGAATATGTGGTCGAAAGCCGCAAAATTCTTACGAATCTCTCAGCGCCGCTAAGAATTAGATATGTTGCCCGCATTGAGGACACTACCCAATGGGACGCAACATTTGTAGAAGCGATTGCATCTCGCCTGGCGTTTGAGATGTGCGAGGATTTGACGCAATCCAATACTAAAAAAGATTCGGCCAGGCAAGATTACCGCGAGGCATTGATTGCTGCGATCCGATCCGATGGTATCGAGCAGCCGCCACAGGATCTGCCTGACGATGGCTGGGTACTGTCAAGATTATGACCGCCGTATATGTCGAGCGCGAATCAGATCAGACCGTTGCCAGGTTCGTTGCCCTAACCGCAAAGGACACAAATGACGCACAGCGCGTGGTTGGGTCTGATTACGGTTTGCCAATCCTGGACATCAATCACCTGCGGATGCATGAAGGCCGGGCTTTTAATGCATATAAATACTACCCGCCAAGTGCTGGATTGGCCGCTGGTGCAAGTCTCGATATGGTGCTCACAACAAATGTCGGAACAAGCCCTCATGTCACTATCCAGACATCTTGTAGCCAAGACTGCGAGATCACCTGGTACGAGGGTGCGTCCGCATCTGGCGGGACAATCTTTACACCCATCAATCGCAACAGGGAATCAACAAGGATCAGCCAAGCGGGTGTCTTAGTTAACCCTACTGTCAGCGCTACCGGCACAGAATTTCACAAAGAATACCTGTCTGCTGGCGATTCTAAGAA